AACTGGTGGAGGACGCTATTTTTGCCAAAGGGTGCAACCTGGAAAGCCAACAGCTCGTCGATGAAAGACATGGAGTTTATCGCCAGTAAGAAAGAAGACCGCCTAGCAATCTTGTCGGTCCTGGGCATCCCGCCGTCCATGGTAGGACTAACCGAGGACGTCAACTACTCGACGTCTGAAGGACAGATGCAGATCTTTCAAGACAACACCATCCTACCTATCATCGGCTTTATCGAAGACGGCTACAACTCCAGCCACCTAGTTAAAACCATCTACCGGGGCCAAGTCGAGATCAGGGCCGACATGTCCAAGGTCAAGAACATGCGCGACCAGGGCGAGCTGGCCGTCAAGGGTGAGATCGCTACCAAGATTTCGTCGTTCTTTACCATCAACGAGATCCGCAAGAAGGTCTTTAACGAAGCCCCCAGGTCCGACGGCGACGTCTATGCTGGTAAGCCTGTGGCGCCGTCACCTATGTCCTTGCAACTATCAGCCAAGGACCAGGCCAAGGACGGCGAATACCGTATCCACGCTGTCACCTTCGGCAAAGAAGTCTACAAGGCCCCACAAGACGTCACGGCCTACGCCGTCACCCATGGCTGGATTGGCGACCCCGTCATCGACGCGGGCACTTGCTGGAGAGTGGTCCAACAGTCAGAAAACGACTTTGTGCCCAACAGTTTTAAAAGCCTACCTATGCCCGACAGCGTCACCATCATCATGGGCAAGCTGATCGGTCCAGACGGCAGCCAGGCCCAACCAGAAGAAGGCGTCACCGGACCCGTCGGGGTGCCTCCTGAGTCGGTGCCCGACAAGCAGGCAGCTTGGGCACTGGTCAAGGAGACCGCTGCCAACGACATCCTGACGATCGAGCGGTCCTTTGGCCAAGCCTACTTGAAGGTCTATAAACGCTACCTAGAAAACGTGTTCATGCTCTTTGAACGTGCGGTTGCTAGTAAGCAAGACCCACGCGGGTATCTGGACGCCTTTAAGGACGATCTAAAAGACGCCTACATCACCGACGCTAAGGATCTACTTGAGCGAGTCGCCGCCCGTGGCTATTCGATGGCTAGGGCCAAGGTCAAGAGCGTGACCGCGATGACCAAGGATTCTAGCGGTGGCACCTACCGCTTTACTGACCGTGATGCCCAAGCCATCGACGTCTTAGAAGCCAGGGGCAAGAAAGACCGCGACGGCAAGGTCAGGGCCGGAGCCATCGAACGCTTCTACGGGTTTAATGAGACCAGGACTAACCAGATCATGTCGATCGTCGAGGCGGGCTTCAACGACGGCAAGACGCTTGACGAGATAGCGGCCTTTATCCGCCAGACATACGGCGAGAACTACCCAGACCAAGCGTTCACGATCTCTAGGACTGAGACCTTGTCGGCCCTGTCAGCGGGCATCAAGGACCACCAAGAAGACCTTAAGGAAGTTTTTACCAAGGTCGAAAAGTCGTGGGTGTCGCTTGAAGACGGGCACGTTAGGGACTCGCATCTTGAGTATGAGTCGCTGCGCGAAGTCGACGTAGACTACGAATACGCGCCTGGTCTGTCGGTGCCAAGGGACTACGGCGGGGAAGCTGGCGAGGTCATCAACTGCTTTGTCGGGTCAACCAAGATTCAAGCGGTGGGGGCGGAGCGGGTATTCAGACGGCATTATGTGGGTCCACTTGTCGTCGTGCAGCTCCATGGCCAGTTTGAGGTTGCCGCCACACCCAATCACCCGGTACTGACCCCGGAAGGTTGGGTCACGTTCGGAAGTCTGACAAAAGGTCAGAAGGTATTCAAAAGCAGCGGGTTCAATGGTCCTAGTCTCGTCGAGAGCAATATGGAAAATGTTGAAGCCAATTTTGACGAGATTTTTAGTTCGATCTCGAAAGGCTTTGTACACATGCGGGTAGCAGGAAGTAGTGCTGACTTCCACGGCGACGGCACCACACAAGACGTCGATGTTGTATTTACCGATAGGGGCCTGGCAAATAGGGCTTCTGCCGCTGAGGAGCAGGTAGGTGATGACGTCGGCCTCCCCGACTCCAACCTTGGACAAGGTCTTGAATTTGGTCTTAGCGGAAAGGACCAGGCGCCTGGTTGGATCAGACCCACGCATAGCCTTGTTGGCCCCGGCGACCTGCTCGCGCCTGCGATCAATACCCCACCTGGACCACTTAAGGACCTCGGCCTCACTGCGACCACGCTGCTGAAAACCGGCAAGATTGAAGTGCCTAACCAGCGTGATGCGGGACACTCCAGTCATCTTAGCCAACTCCACCATGGACAGCTTTTGCTCGGTGTGGAGCTTATAGAGGTGGGGGATGTCGAGAGGCGGGATTTTGATGGACATGTTTACAATCTCCAGACTGAAGGCGGTTGGTATCTTGCCAATGGTCTTATAGCTCACAACTGTCGCTGCTCCCTGGTAAATAGTGTGCCCTCTAGCGCCACTTCAAATGCGTCTGCTATCCTCGATAGTGAACAACCATAAAGAGACCACCTTGGCTACCCAAGCAACCGCACCCGTTCGGGCAGTGCCCGCACAGACGTCACCAGACCAGCAGACAACCTGGCGACTACTTCGCGCACATATCAAGGTCATCGGCGACACGGTCGACCCTGAGACCGGTGAGCCTGGGCCAAAGCTAGATGCAAAAAAACCTCTACAAATAACCGGGGTCGCCAACGCCAATATTGTCGACCGCGTCAATGAGGTCCTAGACCCGCGCGGTGCGGTTTTGGTCAACTATCTAAAGAACCCGCAGATCCTCTATAACCACGACTACAGCCGCCCGATCGGGTCAGCGACGTCAGTCGAGATTAAAGAAGACGGCCTGCACTTTGCCGCCGATATTGGACGCCCTGACCTGGCCCCTTTGACTGAGGACCAAGACAAGGTCAGAAGCCTCGTCGCCCAAGGCATCTTGCAGACGGTGTCGGTGGGATTTATCCCGCTTGAATACCAAAGTGCTGAGTACGACGACTCGGGCGAGCTACTCAAGGCCGCAGTCTATACGCGCTGGGAGCTGCTGGAGATCAGCGTCGTCTCGGTGCCGTGCAACTCTGATTCAATCTTTGCCATGAAGGAACTAGCCATGACGACTAAGCCAACTAAAGAAGCCCCTGCTGCTGACCCAGCTAGCGGCGACGAGCCACCCGGTGCTGCGGGTCCTATGCTCAAAGCAATCGGTGAAGCCTGCGCCAAGGCGTGTCAGGGTATCGCCGACTTGCACACTAAGATGGACGCGCTGCACGGAAAGGTCGACACCATCAAAGGACCTGCTGCTGCTGCTGCTGACCCCGTCGAGCCTGACGCCGACGACGCCGCCAAGGCCCTAGCTGCTCGACTCGACCTACTGGAATCGGGCATCAAGTCGCTAACCGATGCTCTTACGGCAACGGTCACTGCGTTAAAATCCAAAGGCGCTTTGTAGTTTCATCATCTTGTTTCGACGCCCGGCCCGCGTTGGCCGTTCACTAACTTAAAGGGGAATTTATGGACACGGTCGACAAAGCTACTCAAGGCATCTACGACATCCTCAAGGGTGGCCAAGCGCCAGCCGTCATCGGCAAGCCCGTCTTTGAAGGCGACCTTGAACTACTCAAAACCATGGGCTGCAAAACCCCTGGCGACATGTTCGGTCACAAGGACTCAACCGACGCGGAGTTTAAGAGCCGTCCCATTAACTTTGGCTCTAAGTCCCAAACCCGCTTCATGGCTGACGACGTTCGCCTGCGTCTTTTTGAACTAAAAAAGATGATCTCCAACTGCGAGATCCAGGCCCAGATCACCTACAAGACGGCGCACCCGTCGGCTCAGCAGGTCATGGACACGCCAGAGTTTAAGTATCGTTTGGCGCCGCTGCTCAAAGCCTACAACGTCACGGACTTCTCAACGTGGATACCCCTAATCAATGCTCGCTTCTACTTTGAAGAGTACGAGCTGCCCTACCTGCTCGCCAGCGAGTTTGACCAACAGCCGATGGACTCGGCTACGGTCCAAGTCGAAGGCGCTCTTGGTCTCTTGGAAGGCAAAGAAGAAGGCGACGGCAACTACTTCGACGAGCAGGCCAACACCTCGTCCCAGTTCACGGTCTATAGCCGTAACAACGTCACCCACGCCAAGATCACCGAAGACCTGCTGCAAGACTCTGCCCCTGCCATCATCAACAAACTTCGCAAGGAAGTCATGATGGGCGCAGTGCGGGCTTACGAGCGGGCACTCTTGAACGGTGACATCACCGACAGCGGCACCGGACGTGGGTCGGGCCATATGGACTCCGACATCGCGGCCGTATCCAAGCACTTTTCCAAGACCTTCAACGGTCTGCGGAAACTGGCCTTTGCCAACTCTGCCAACGGCGTGGCCGTTGACCACGGTGGCGACAGCCCGAACAAGAACCTGTGGCGCAACATCATGAAGTCGATGGGCCAGTTTGCATCTGAAAAAGATGACCTGATCTTTATCTACGGACCCAAGCTGGGCCTAGACTTGGTCAGCGGCGCTATCCCTGAACTGTTCACGGCGTTCGCCTACGGCGGCCAAGCCTCCAACGTCAGCGGCCAAGTGCCTCCTGTCTTTGGCGTCAAGGGCGTGGAAAGCCGGTTCGTACGCGAAGACCTAAACGCTTCTGGCGTCTATGCTGCTTCGTCGACCAAGACCAACTTGATCTTGGTCAAGAAGTCTCGCTTCCAAAACTACGTCCGGGCTGCTGCTCGCGTGTGGGCTGCTCCAAGCCTACCCAACAGCGACCAGATGCTGATGACGGCCAAGGTGCGCCACGCCTTTGCTGGCAATCCACAGACGTCCAAGGAATTGTCGGTCGCCATGGCCTACAATATCGAGACCGCTAGCTAATGAGCAAAGCCTGCTTGCCGGGCCAGTCCTAGCGGCTGCTTCACTCTTTGAGAGGCCCCGGCTGCGAACCAGTCGGGGCCTTTTACTTTAAGAAGGAAAACATCATGATCGTCATGACACTAAAGGGCACCGTGATTAAAGGCCATATGATCATCACCGAATGCGGGATGCTCAAGGTCAAAGAAGGCGACCTGCTCTACGCCTTACCGAAGCTAGCCTTGGACCTGATGGCCAAGTACCCCGAGAACCTGATCGAAGACGGCGAGATCAAGGACGTTAAAGACTGGCCAGAGGGGGCAAAATACCTGCTCGCTCAGCCGGATGCGTCGACGTCTGAGCGGGCTGCGGGCACCGCTGGGGACAAAAAGTTAAAGCTAAAGGGACGTCAGGCCGAGGGGAAGTCTAAGGCTGCGCCAAAGACCGCCGCCACCAGTCTTGAGGCATCCCAACTTGCAAAGTCACTTTACGTCTAAAGGAAGGTAGCGAAACATGCCGACAGTCGCCCCTCTTACGACTTTAAATACCTGCAAGGACTGGATCGGCATCCCGCTTGCCGACACCAGCCAAGACGCTCGCTTGACCTTGATCCTCAACGGGGTCTCGGCCAAGATCGCTCAGATCTGTGGCACCGACTTTGCCACCCACATCGTCTTGGCAGCGACTCCAGAGGTCATCGACGGCGGGCGCTACGACATCATCATTCCAAACTACCTGCCCTTGATCTCCGTCGAGATGGTCCAGCTATTCTACGACCAGCTCAGCACACCCACGGGCCAAGCCCTCGATCCTGATCAGTACGACGTCCAGCCGTCGGGCATCGTCCTGCGCTACCAGTATACGCCGCAAGGTCGTGGCAGCGTGGCCGTGGCCTACCATGGCGGCTACGCAGCCGTCCCTGATGACGTCATCCAGGCGACATTGATTGCTGTCGAGGCCATGTATCTGCGGGTCTCAAAGAAGACCATCGGCCTCACCAGTCGCTCCAAGGGCGTGGGGTCTGGGACCAGCGAGCAAGAAAACTTTGGCGGGGCCTGGGACTCTGACAGCGGGCTACCCAAGGACGCTGTCGGTCTACTGGAAAGCCACCGCGACTTTGAGTGGCCTGCGGGTCAAGCCATGGCGACGAGGAACTACTAATGGCCACCTTGACCCAATCGTTGCCGATGTCGGCCCTTGTCGGCTTGATCAGAGACATGGCTGGCGGGATCGAGAAGGCCAAGGCCAAGGCCGTCATGCAGACCACGATGGAGGCCCACGACTTTGCGGTCAGGAATGCTAAGGCATATTTTAACAACACCAAAGGGCGCGTCAGAACGGGCCAACTGACCAACTCCATCTATCAAGGCTACGACGAAGCCAAGGCCGAGGGCTTCATTGCCTCGCGCCTAGTCTATGCCCGCATCCTCGAATACGGCGGGACCATCAAGCCCGTCTATGCCAAACACCTGTGGGTTAAAAACCACGAAGCTGGCAGCCGCTTTAAGCGCATGACGCCAAGAGAATTCATGTCGGCAAAGCAGTCAGATCCCGACCACTTTTCGATCTTTAAGAATCCGCACACTGGAAGACTCATCGCTGCCTATAACGAGAACCCAGGCAGCCCCGGTCAAGCCATGGCGCTCTTTACTCTGCGCGACTCAGTCACCCTTAAGTCTCGCCCCTACATGCTGCCCGCTGCCCAGGAAGCTATGAAGCGTATGGCGGGACATATCAAAAAATACTTAGCCGAAAGCGGGGGCTAACCCATGTCGATTAGCTCTGACTTGACCCAAGCCCTAATCGCCAGACTTGCCACCATCAAGCAAGCGGCTGGCTACGTCACCGACATCAAGAAAGTCTTCTACCCGCTAGGCACGGCGCAGTATCAACCGATGGGCGGCGACATGGCCCCGCACGAGATGCCGGGCTTGATCGTCTACCAAGGCCCCGTCCAAGTCGAGCCGCAGCACTCGCTCAACAACATGATCGCCACCTACTACATCGAGATCGTCAGGGAGTGGTGCCCCGACTCCGATATGTGGGACGCCGTGAACGATATAGGTAAGGCGGTCTTTGGCGGATCGTCTACGGCGACCGAGAACACCAGCTACCGTTTTCATCCGTCCGTGGTCGAGCCAAAGATCGAGAGCATCACGCCTGACTTTGGAATGCTTACCGGGCACCGTATATGGGTCGTGGTGCTTTTGGTACACTATCGTTGCAGGTACACCAATTTATAAAGTGTCTTCACACATACGAAGGAGTGGGTTTATGCGTTTCTTAGGTCAGTGCTTAGTGGCTCTAGTTCTTAGCGTTGTCTTGGCTCAGGCTGCTTCGGCCCAAGTCTTCTTTTCCAACACCCGCGTCGGTAGTGTCGTCCAGACCCATGCCACCATCGGGACCACGGCGGCTGTGGCCATTGCCTCTGCTTCGGTGTCTCCTAACCTACTGGCTTGGAGCATCTGCAACGACGCCGTCAACACGTCGACCTACCTCTATGTCGGCAAGGCTACGGACCCCACCACCGACGGCACCCAGCTAGCACCTGGCGCTTGCTACGCTTGTCCCAACTGCCTGCCCGCTACGCTCAAGGCCGTCAAGATCGTGGGCCAAGCAGCCGCCAACGGCTACTCGGTGATTCAATACAAGCAGCAGTAACCGCACCCAAGATCCAACTAATCACGCACCATAAAGGTTTACCCGATGAAATGCTTAAAGGTCCTTCTGTCCATCATCCTCTTGAACCTGTCGGCCATGGCGTCGGCTCAAGATGCACCCGCCACGAACGTGCGGTTTTCAACCTTAGTCCCTTATCACGCTTCAGTCGGCACGACTGCGGGCCTGGCGATCCCTGGCGCGAGCGTGACGGGCAACGTCCAAGGCTGGCGGATCTGCAACGACGGCGTCCCAGGAGCTAGCACCTACCTAGCCGTAGGCCAAGCCACTGACCCGCTCACCGACGGCATCCGTCTTGGACCGGGCAAGTGCTACTTGTGCCTTCAGTGTACGGCCGGACTTCTCAAGGCCACTCGCGTGGTCGGCCAGGCTGCGGCCAACACCTACTCAGTCCTTCAGTTTAAGCCCTAATTTAACCGTGACGCCTTCTAACACCTTGGAGTTTTGAACCATGACTAAGTACCGTTCTAAAAATGATTACGCTCAAATTTATGGCGGCGACAAGCAAGGTTTTAACACCGGGCTAGAAGGCTTCCTCTACTTGCGTAAAGAGACCACGGCCCGCAGCTTCCTGCCACCGCGTATCGGGACCCAGGGCAAGTCCGTCGGGGCGGCCGCAGCCATCACCGACATCTCGGCCTTGACCTCACCCACGCTCAAGATCGCTCTGCGGGGCGCTGCGGCCCTTTCTGTGACCTTGACGCCAGCAGGCAATACAACGGGCACCTTGGTTGCTGCGGCCCTAGAATCGGCCATTAACACGGCCCTACAAGCCATCGGCAGCGACCATCGGGTCTGGACCTTGTTCGCCTCAGGCGACAGCCACTACGAGATCTATGACCAAGAGACTGGCGTCTTGTCTAGCGTCGTCATCACCGACGGCGTCACCAACGACGTGGCTGCTGCCTTGAAGCTGGGCACCACTCACGCAGGCGTCGAGACCGTCGGCACCGACGACAGCGACTACCTGCTAATGACGACTGGTGGACCAAAGTACATGCAGACGGTCGAGAGTAACCAGCACCGTTCTGGTCGCTTTCACTCGGGTATCGTCAAGAAAAAGAAGACCGCAGAATTCGACTTTGAGACTTACGTTAACATGGGCGGCACTGCCGGTGCGTCGATCGACAACTCCATTGCGCTGCTGCTTGAAAACGTCCTTGGCACCAAGGTCGTCAACTCTGGCACCAACATCATATTCACTCAGGGTCTACCCAACTTCACCATGTCGCTGGTGCGGGTGTCGACGATCTTTGGCGAATACTACACGGGAAGCTACACCAAGGGCATGGAGCTGAAGTTTCCAGGCAACGGACCTGCGACCAACAAGTATACCGGCAAAGCTGCCCAAGCCTCGATCTCGGGTATAGCCCAGATCCTCGGTGCGGTTACGGCTAGCTCTGCTGTCATCTTGCAAGCGGGTCAAGCCACTCGGTACTCGGCCCCGCAGTATCTAGCTGACGGCACGACGGTCGCCTCGGCCCCGCTAGTAGCGATCGTCGCTCCAGACGGCCGCACCATCCTAGCTGGCGCAGACGGCACCTTGTCGATCCTGGGCATCAACCTGGGCACTGACACCCTGACCCTATCGTCTGCCGTCACCGTGGGCAGCCTGGGCTTTGTGGTGCCGTTTGACCCAGGCGCCGTCCAGAAGACTGGGACCGACGACATCTACACCGACCTGCACGGGTCCTTCCAGTTCGACACGGGTGCGGCTGCGGTCGATGTGACTGAGCTAACGCTCAGCTACCAGAACAACCATAACGACCTGGATGACCGCTTTGGTCGTGACACCAACGTCGGCTTCATCGCGGGCAACAGAGCTGAGATCAAGCTAACCGTCAAGTTTGACTTGTCGGCAGGCGACACGCTCGGGACCGTCATCCAGACTCGGGCCTTTGCTGGGTTTGCTCCGAAGCTGATTCTTGGCGACGGCTCGACGGCTCGTAAGATGACGATCGAGGGCGTCAAGTGGATCGTCACCGTGCCTGCTATCGACGTGCCACAAAACGGCCCGACTCCAGTGACGCTCGAAGGTATGCTTTATCAGTCGGCGCCAGGCGCTCAGGACCCGGTCAAGATTACCTTTAGCTAGGTTAGGTTAGACGACTGCCATGGTGGCCCGCTTTCGGCAACGGAGGCGGGTCCTTTCTTTTCTGTGGTATAAAAGCAAAAACCACTATGGAGTATGAGACATGGCTTTAAACTTTTCTAAGGGCGTCGAACAACTGTCAGTAGTGCGCCTCATTTGCTCGATCGACGATGCCCTAGATCTCGAAGCCTCCAATCTTGAAGCCTACAAAGAAAGCCTCGACGAAAAGCACCTGGCGTTCTTGCCGGGTAAAAGCCCGACCGTCTTTGTCTGTAACTTCAAGCTAGATGCCAAGAGTATGCGCCTGGTCAACAACTCCATGCTGTCGGCCAAGGGCGACGACGGCAAGCCGTCCCTAGCTTTTGGGTCATGGTCTCAGACCATTGCCAAGGTCGCGCTAAAGGACATTCAATGTCCAGCCGACCAACCTGTGGGCGATCAGCTAGCCATGAAGAAGGACGCCAGCGGCTACGCGCACGACGATCTACTTGGGACCCTCGAACAGTTTGGCGTGGTGGATGAAATCTTTAATGCTTACCTACAACTGCAAAAGAAACATAAAAGCCCCACAGATTCAAAAAACTAATAGCGGCACTGATAGACCTGAGGTTTGCATCAGCTCCAGACCGAAAGAAGTTTATCTGTGCCGCATGTCCGACCAAGGTCCGGGCGTCAAGACGCTGCGAGGAAGCGGGCTACCAGATGCTAGCCAAGGCCCCCATGACCGTGGGTCCTGGCGGCCTGGCTTATTCCTTCTGTCCGGGCAAGGCCACCTGGGACCAGGACACGGCGGAATTGTTCGACACCTGCCGAGTTACCCTAGAGACGGGTATAATGCCCATAGGCGGCGAGCTAGGCGACCAGGACGCCCACTTTGCGGCGGCTCTGCCCGTGTTCGTTGATCGCTGGCGCGAGCGGGCCTATCAGCGGGCTTGGTCAGACGGCGGTGAGTTTTTGAGCCAAGTCTTAGGGTCCATTTTTAAAAGGTAGGGCGCAGCAGTGGCGATCAACGGCAACCAAGAGTTTTCGGTTCGCATCTCTGCTGATACCAAGATGGCTCAGTCTGAGTTTAACAAGCTGGCCATCGCTGCCTTGACTGCCAGCGGCCAAGTCGCCAAGGCGGGCAAAGACGCGGAGAGCGGGGCCAAGGGCTTTGAAAGTCTGGCAGGTAAACTCGTCGGCATCCGGGCGGCGTTCGACCTGCTCAAGATCAGCGGCGAGGTGTTCCATAAAGTCGCTGAGTTTATATCCGAGCCAATCAAGATGGCTGCCGAGGCCGAACAGGGCAACAACCGCTTAGTCACTAGCTTGGATCTCGCGGGCTACCAAGGCGAGAAGTCGGCCAAAGGCATTCACGAATTCTCCGAGTCACTGCGCGACTTGTCCGGCATCGACGACGACTTGATCAACCAGATCATCTCCACCAACGTCGCTATCGGCATGACGATCCCGCAAGCAGAGGAAGCGGCCCAAGCTGCGGCGGGCTTGGCCAAGTTTACTGGCGTCGACTTGGTATCAGCTAACCATCAACTAATCGGCTCGCTGTCGGGCATGACTAGGGAGATTCAAAAGGTTGACCCCGCCATCTCGGGTCTAACCTTGTCGCAGCTTCGCCAGGGTGACGCCATCAAGCTGGTCAACGAGCGCATGAAGTCGTTTATTGAAGGTGACGCTGCAACTGCCGTTGGCGTGATTACCCGCCTTAAAGTTAAGTGGGAGGATCTGCAAAAAGCCGTGGGCGGCTACATCCTGACGGGCCTTGATGCTAAGGGAAACTTCGCGTCCTTGGCAGGGGCTATCGACGACCTTGGCAAGTTTTTTACAGACAACAAAAAGGGCATCGAGGAGTTTGCTAGGACCATCGCTGTGGGTGTGGTCGAAGGCATCAAGAGCCTTGGCGAGATCATCAAAGAAGTAGGGCCGCTGCTGCCTAACCTGGGCAGGCAGTTTGCAGACCTGACCAAATTTTTCATCCTTCCTTTCATCAACATCATGGTGTCGGCTAGCAGCATCATTGCCCACTTTTCTGGCGACAAGAAACTTGAAGACGCCATGGACCGGCTTCGAGAAAAGCTAACGGCTCTTAACGCCGAAGGCATCAAAGGTCTAACGGGCGGCAATGCCACCAAGGTCGACTGGGACGAAAAGTTAAACACCAGCGGGTTAAAGCAAACGCTCGACACTCAGGCGGGTCTGATTGGCGGGGCCAAAGAACGCTACGACGCCTCGGTCACTAAGTCCTTTGCCGCGATGGGCGACGAGCAGCGCAAGGGTCTGGAGCAATCAAAGGCCAACCTCAACCAGTGGAGCGACCTATTTAATCGTGGCATGGCGCTCTTTAGGGCTAAGGCCCCGACGATCGTCGAGACGCCACATCCAGAAAAGTACGACGCTGGCCCGCCACGCTCAGCGATGACGGCCATGGCCAGTGCGCCTGTTGCAGCAGCCACGACCAAGATGGAGAACCTGGGCAACACGGGCAAGGTCAACTTGCCAATGACCCGCGACATAAAGCAGTCACAGCTTGAAGCCCGCAGATCTTTGGCCGAGCAGATGCTAGCCATTGACCTTAGCTACGGCGACAAGCTGCTGGCGTCTAAAATCATGGCTTTGAAAAAAGTCGGTGACGCAGAAAAGGACGCAGCCATCAAGGGCATCAGCGTCATCCAAGAAGCGACCGCTTTAAAGATAGCCATCGAAAAACGATATCAATATGACAAGTCCCTTTTGCTAGCCACCAACTCCGTCATCGAGGCCAAGCTAATTGGCGACCGTTTTGCTGAGAACGCGGCCCTCTACGATGTGGCCTTGATCGAGATACAACAGAAGTTAGACCAAGGTGTCTTGAGTGCCCAGTCGGCTGCCAAGGCTGTGGGCGAAGCAGCGCGGGCCAAAGATGCCGCAGACCTCGCCGTAGACCTAGACATAGCTAGCCGCACTGGCGACCTCTACGAGCAGGCCGCACTTCACTATGAGCAAGACGCGGCATTGTTCCAAGAATACTTGGACGAAAAACTAATCAGCCAAGAAGCCTACGACGCCGCCATGGGCAGGATCGCGGGCAAAAAGACCATCGAGACTGGTGACGCTATGGCGTCCTCGATGTCGGTGTCAGCCATTGCACCACCGCTAGCCGCAGCAGACAAGATCGTCGACGCAATCCAAGCACTGCTCGACTTCGTCCCTAACCTTCTCAACAAAGTGGCCCACATCTTTGACACGCTCAGAGACCTGCCCATTAAATTAGCTGAAGGCATAGCTAACGTATTTAGCTCGTACTTAAGTTACTTTTCAAATATATCGCAAAACTTTGCCAAGGCTTTTGACAAGCTATTCGATGGCCTAACCAACTTCATTGACAAGCTACCGGATGCCATGGGGAACATGATCAAAAACGTGCCCGCAATTTTTAATCACATCGTGCAAAAGATACCTGCGCTTCTCGGGGCAATAATGAAGTCAAGTATTACCGAGATGCCCGTCTTGGCGATGAGTTTTATGATGGCCCTGGTCCAAGGCGTCCCGTCGTTTGTTCACGCCTTTATCGACTCAGTCACCAAGGAACTGCCAAAAGCGTTTAAAGAATCCCTAGAGGCTGCCTTCACAGAACTAGCGGGCATGTTCCACGAGCTAATGGGCGGGGCAAAATTCAAACTGCCAGACATCTCAAAGCAGATCGCCCATGTCACCAACGCCATCAAGGGATCTGCTAGCCAGCTATTCAACATCCAAGACTTCAAGACAGCCGCCAAGGGCGTCGACATCGGCGACAAGATCGCGGCAGCTATCCGGCATTCAATGTTTGACCTGGCCAGGATGATGGGCGAGCTGTGGCGCTTTCTTGTAACCGCACTCAAGGCGGCCTGGCAGTGGGTCTATGACAAGATCATTGCCCCGATCTGGGAGCTAGTCACCGGGGCTTGGCGCTGGGTCTACGACACGATCCTGTCGCCGATCATCTCGGCTTTTAGGGCCTTGTGGCAAACGGCGTGGGACCTTCTGACGGGTGTGATCAACCTCCTGAGCGATGGCTTTAGGGCCGTGGTGTCGTGGCTTGTCGGGGCCTTTACGGCGGTCTGGGACGGGCTAAGGCAGGCGGCCAGTCTAGTCGGCGCCACGCTGGTCGACGCTTGGCGCGGGTTTGAACACCTAGTCAACGTCCTGGCCTCAGTCTTCATCGACGCTGCCCACCTGTTTGACCCAATCGTCAACTTTCGCTTTCCCGAATTCCATTGGCCCGCACTGCCCGAGCTGACAATCCAAAAGCCAAGCTGGTGGAACCTCTCGACCGGGGGACCAGTCGGGGGCTTTGGTGGTGTCGTCTCTAACACGGTCAGCAAGGCCGTGGGATACGTTAGCTCACGCGCTCACTTTGAAGGCGGCGGCGTCGTCAGGGGCGGGGTCCTTTACGCTGCCGGTGGCACCGAGGTCATGGGCACTGACACCGTCCCAGCCATGCTGACCCCTGGCGAGTTCGTGATCAACAGACATGCCGCTTCAAGGGTCGGAATGCCCAACCTAGAGCGCCTCAACTCGGGCCAAGGTCTTGGAGGTGGGGGCCTAACCGTCAACGCGCCAATCACGATCAACACGACGCAGAGTGTGGACGCTAGCTTCATTCGCCAGACCTTGGTGCCGACCCTGCTAGAAGCCATCAAGTCTGCCACCGAAAACGGTCGCTACGTCATCAACCAAAAAGGCATCCGCGCATGAGTCTGACCGTCCACGGCTACTTAGAGCAGCCCTACCTGGCGACCCCCTACCTAGCATCGACCGCTGAGCTAGGGACGGGTGCCCAGGTCAACCTCGTCGTGCAGTCGAGCCAGTCGACCCACTTCCAAGCCCGCATGATCGCGGCTAGCTCGAAGGTAGCGGGCACCCAGGTCGGGCGAAGCGTAGCCAGTGGCAGCAGTGGCGTTGGCATGTCGGTCCTTCCAAATACCTGGCTCCATGAAATCTGCGAAGAATACCTGGCCAAGCCCTACCTAGCGACTGCCTACCTAGCCAATGATATCTGCGCGCACGGACGGTTTCAGGTAAACTTAATGACAACCCAGGTGACGCCAACCTCCATCCAAGTTTCACGCGAGATCAGCACGGCAAGTCCGACGGGACTTCAGGTGCAGCGGGTCATAGCGTCTAGCCGGGCTATTAGGACCCAGGTTTCCCGCACCATTGCCGGCCAACTGTCGCAGAGTCCTTCCCAAGTCTCTCGGCAGATTTCAGTGACCAGGGCCACAAGCACCCAAGTCCAACGGGTGATCCTTGCGGCCCTTCACCGTGGTTTCCAGGTGTCGCGGGTCTTCATCACTTCGATGCACCAGCAAGTAACCTTGGTCCTCTACAACACGACCAACCTGCGGGTCCTGTCGCGCTTCCCGTCTCGCGGGCTGACGGGCACCAACTGGACGGCGTCTAGTACGGCAGCCGGGGACTTCTCGGTCAACAACCTCAACAACGACATCGTCGAGTTTGTCTGGAAGTCCAACGCCGCTGTTTCAGGCGTCACCCTCACGGCTGATACCGGGGTGCCCCAAGGTGTCTTTGTCGACACGCTGGCGATCCTTAACCACAACATGACGCTGTCGGCGGTCGTCGTCTTGCAAGAGACCAACGACCCGACGTTTTCGACCGTTGGCCATGAAGTCACGCTCCAGACCACCCTGGTCAATATGTATTTTATTTCGCCGCTGCTGCCTCTGGCTGGCTACCGCTACCAGCGTCTAGTGATCAATGACCCAACCAACCCAAGCGGCTACATCCAAATCGGCACCATCGTCTACGGGGCGGCCACCATCTTGATCGGTGACGACATCGTCGATCAGATTAAGTGGAAAAAGACGCACTATAAAGACTCAATCCCGACAGAGGGCTTCACCTTCGTCACCAACGACCGCAGTCTTAAGCGAAAGCTAGGGCTTCAGTTTAAAGACATCGACTTTCAGAAGGCCAACTACGCGGCCCTAGAAGCGATCTTTGACTATGCTAGGACTTCGCTCAAGTGCCTGTGGATACCGACCCCGCAGTACCCGACTAGGTTTGCGATCTTTGGCAAGCTAACCGAGCTGCCCGACGAGACGCACAACGACAAAGGGATCGACATCGACTTTATCGACTTCAGCTTGGAGGTCGACGAGAGCCTATGAGTAGCCAAGACCGCAGGGCCTACCTAGTCGCCACCGTCTTAGACCAGGCGTTCCTTGACCAGACGGCCCAGGACAACCTGGAGACTCGCCTAGAGCTGATCGTCGACATCGAGACGACCACGGGCCACATCCGGGCAAGTGATCGCAACAAGTACGTCGGCCCCACCTTCTACGAGGCCCTGCTAACCTTCCCGGTGATCAATCGAAAGATCAGCCACTACCTACAAAACCAAATTGAATTCTCGTCGCTCACCCTTGATCTAAGCAACGTCGACTCTCGCTTTAATAATTTCCAGCTAGGCGGGTCCGACTACTCGGGCTTTATCGGCAAGTCGGTCGTCGTCAGTCTGGGCCTAAGAGACCAGGCATCGACCTACAAGCAGATCTTTTCTGGCCTAGTGACCTTTATCGCGGGATTTGGCAGGACGACCAAGAGCCTGACCTTCACAACCCGGGATGCCTTCGACAAGGTCGACCAGAACCTACCGTCAACCGCACTTACAGTGGCCAGCTTTCCTAACCTTGAGGAAGACAAGATCGGCCTGGCCGTGCCCGTCATCTATGGCGACTGGACCACGGCGGTGCAAAAAGACCCCTACGGAGTCGAGACCGCGTCGGTCCCGCTCTACTGCGTCAACGGCGACTATGCCCTAGCTAACCCAACGGCCAATGCCGAGTTTATCATCAGCGAAAACGCCAACACATCCTTTGACGTCACGGCGGTCTACATCAAACGCAGCGGCTACTTTACGGCATTCGACCCTGCCGACATCGTCAACTTGAACGTCAACAAAAACTACGTCGAGATCAAGCAGACGGCAGCGACCCAGATCCCGCCACCACCGGCCATCTCAGGGGCAGGGGCGGGGCCTGGCGGGTCTGAGGTGTGGACCTATGCCAACGGCGACGAGATCTTTTGCCGGGTCGTGGGCAAGGCCCTAGCTGGAGGGCTGACTAATAATCCCGTCGCACAAGCCGAAGACATCCTTGTCACCTACGGCGGCTTCGCCTACGGCGACTTCGATGCTAGCTGGGCCACGTTCGAGGCCAAGGCGACCCCGCTCCAGTCAGCTATAGCTTTAATCCCTTCAAGAGTGTGGCTTCAAGAAGTGCAAACGGCGATGCAATATTCAATCTCTTTACTGGCCCAGGTGCGGTTGGAGCTGTTCGTTAACCGGGAGGAAAAGCTACAGCTTGTCAGCAACCACTTTGAAGACTGGGTGGCTTCGCCTAGCTTCAAGGTGCGCAACTGGGACGTCGTCAAAGAGACGTTTAAGCCCACCTTAGATAGCCAAAACAATTTCAACAGAGCTAGGGCGCTCTATGACCGCAAGGCCGGGGCAAGCGAGACGTCACTAGCCACTGGCTTCTACAACAACGCTGCGGCCATCACACAGATGGGCAGGACAGCGACCAAGGAAATTATCTTTCCTAACCTCTACACCAAAGACGACGTCACCAGGCAGCTTGTCGAGATCCTGCGCCTAGCGTCGGCTCAGTCGGAGCTTGTCTCAGTCACCCTGACATCGAGGTCGGTTCTCCTTGAGCTAGGGCAGTGGGTCCTGGTATCAGTGCAAATTGGTGCCGTGGTCTTTGACAACGTGCCCGCCCAGGTCAGGGAGATCGGCTACGACCCTAGCGGGCTTCAGGTGCCAGTCGTACTATGGAGTATGCAAGCCGTTCCGTTTCCAGGTTACTCGCCAGGCTACTCGGGCATCGTTGGCGGGTTTAGTGCTACAATCACAGCCGAATAGATAAAGACTTTTAACATAACTCAAAAGGGGGACCCACAATGTCAGTGTCGCTTACAGTGTCGAAAACTCGCGGTGGGTCTCAGGTAGCCGACACTCTAGCGGGTGGCTCTAGCGGTCTGGACTTAGGCAGCGTGACTAACGGGGCCTACACTCCGATCACGCTCCAGTCGGCCAACACCGGGGCACAGTCCGTCTATGTCCGTCACAACGCGACGGTCGACCCGATCACAGCGGTTGCTACCTACGTTGCCCAGTACAGCGGGACCTACGGCGGTGCCAACTCGGCCGCTGCCGATTTCACGACTTTGACTGGTCAGGGCGCAGCTTGCGCTCAGCTCACAGCCAACAATGCTGCGGGCACGGAACAGGGCCTTAAGATCGACGCCGACTGGCAGGTGTCCACAGCCAACCAGTTTAACCCTGCCCGCGCTCAGGTCTCGGTTTACGGCCTTGCAGGCAATGGTCAGTCGTTGGCTACTGCCTACGCCATGCACGTCGACGCCATGAGCTACGACACGGGATCGGGCGAGAACGATGCCAGTGCGCCAGTGACCGGCAAGATCGGCAAGTCGAGCGACACGGTGCTAGGCAACATGGCCCACTTTCTGATGCGCTACTATCTGAACACCGGGGCGACCTCGGGCGGTATCCTGCAATTTGACACCGTCATATCCTACGCATATACGGCCTGAGGTCTTCGTGGTCTTTCTGGGCAACATCATGATTAATCGAAAGTACCGCGTCAGGTGGCGCTTTGACTTTCATGGCAAGCCCACTAAGCGTGGGATCTGGAACGACGCGGGTGGATCTCAGGACGAAAAGTTTGGCACCTCGGCCTGGGCCACCAACAAAGACGGGCTAGCTCGCGCTGTCGTCGAGGGCGAAGTCTGGGACGACCGGGGCGGCTGGTCAGATCGTATCGTCTGCCTAGCCGAGTGCGACGGTTCGGACTTCGTCAACTTCTCCTGGCAAGCAGCGACACCCGTCCCGTACTTGTCGACCCTAGACGCCATGCGCGGGCTGACTGTCAGCGGGCAGATCGTGGGCCTTACTCTTGAGACCAGGGACCACTTGCACCAAATCTATGTCGACGGGTCGAAATTTATAAAAACTAAGACCGAGGCTGACAAGGCCATCCACCTAGCCGGATTCGGCAAATAACACTAAGGGCCAAGACATGACCAACCCGCTATCTAGGACAGGCTTTAACCACCCGGCCCAAAACACTGCCGGGGACGGCTCTTTGTATACGTCCATCGAGGCCATCTACCAGGCGATCGGTGACGACCTAACATCGCGGTGGTTCACTAGCCCGTCGCTTGCTAACGGCGCAACTGTCACGCTGACTCATAGCCTAAACCTAGCTTTCGTCGACTTGGACTTTCGCTTCTACACCTATACGGGCACCTTCACCTCCAACATCACGGCACTGACTCGCGCTACTCGCGGCCCTGCTGGCGTCTCGGTCATCGCCAACGTCACCAACCCGACAACGCAGATCGACGTCACCAACAACACGGGCGGGACCATCAGCCTAGCTACTCTGGTCGTCCAGCTAGTGGCGAAGGCTGCTGTGCAAAACCTGGCCGTATCGAGCAACATCACTTTGGTCGACAAGACCCTTCATCTAGTGTCGACAGCGGCAGCCCGCTCTTTGACTTTGCCAGCTCCGACCAGCGGAGCCTACATCGCGGTCATCGACTCGACGGGCCAGGCTGAGACCAACAATATAACGGTCAGTCAGAACGCCTCAGAGACGATCGACGGGGCGACTAGCTACGTTGTCAATCTTAACTACGGTGCGGTTATCTTTGTCTCCGACGGGACCAACTGGTTCATCACGGGCCAACGCTCAAAAGGCAGCTATGTCTTTGACGACACGACTGGCTGGGACGGCTCAGCTACGTCGGTCAGCTACACGATCGCGGGTCTAGGGATCGACACGCGTAAAGCCAACTGGACCTTAAAAGACTCCAGCCAAAACTACCTGCAAACTGGCTGCGACATCACGCACACCGGAGCGTCTAACGTGACCGTGACTGTTGGCATCGCCTTGGCAGCGGGCACCTACCGACTCGTCGGAACATACTAACCAGCAAAAAAATTCTTAAGGGAGTCTCTGTCATGGACATCAACGGCCAAATAAAAAAGGCACAGCTAGAGTCGCTGGCGTCAGATCCTACTGGCACAACGGGAAGGACCTACTTTAATACCGTTTCCAAAGAGACCAGAGTTTATGACGGCACCGTTTGGACTAGTCTTAGCGCGACAGCGGCGGCAACATCGACGACGGCTGGCACGGTGCCAACGTATCAATCGGGTACTGCCACGGTTGCCGTCTCTGGGACTAAGACGACATTCCCTAGTCTTTCGATCGCCTATACCAAAGTAGGCGACATGGTAACAGTGACCATGGAGTCTAAGGGCGCTGGCTGGACGACGACGAAAAATAACAATGGTGGTTTTGTAGTGTCAGGTATCATCCCGTCTACGTTGCGACCGGGTGATATTATAAATGTTCAAGTACAACAAAATAGAAACGGAACTATAGGTATGGGAATAGTTAGGGTGCAGTCTAACGGAGACTTAGAATTTTATAGAGATGCCGCATTTAACGACTTTCTCGATAACGATACTTGGCAGCTACAGAACCGCCAGACTATTAGCTACAACGTCACCGCACCATAACGAGTTAACCCATGATCATTGAATCCTGCAATTCCAGCATCGTCAGAGTAGCAAACCAGCTATCTCTAGGTGCTGACTTTGTTTCTTCAGTGATCGACTTCAGAGACTCTAGCCACTGCTCCATCCAAGTCGTCTGGTCCGGTGTGGATCTCTACACCGGGTCATTCAAACTCTACGGAAGTCTGCTGCGAGACGAGTCATCGTTCACCGACAACGACATCGACCATAGCCTCTACGTCATCGAGGCTGGCAAGACGTCCAAGATGTGGATCTACGATCGCTTGTCGTTTCGCTACGTCCAACTGCGTTGGACCAAGAACACCACCACCACGGGCACAGTCGACCTCTGGGCACAAGGAAAGAAGGTGTAGACCATGGCTATCGGCATCCTTCCCGTCAGACAAGTCGACGCCTTCATCCAGTCGGGTGGTAGCGGATCTACGGAGGTTGCTGGTGCTTTCTTCAGGTCCGTCTATGTTGAGCCTGACGCGACTTTGATCATCGACCCTGACACTGCCTTGGTCTTGACCATAGGCGGCTTTCTTTTAACGATCAGCCCTAGTGGCGTGGAGATCCTTGTATGACCGTCGCTTCGATACTTCGCTTAGGTCTTGGCGACGTACCCGCCACTCCACCGACTGGCTACATCTACCTTTATCCAAAGTCCGACGGTCGGCTCTACGGCAAGGACGATAGCGGCGTTGAATTCTCCATGGGGTCTGCCGCAGCGATCGACTGGATCGTCGGCCTCTCGACCAACGGCCTAGTCACTAAGACTGCGACCGGGGCCGGAACTACCAGGACGATTCAAGCGGGCACAGGTATTGTCCTGACTAACGGCGGTGGGATCGCTGGTGATCCCGTGGTTGCACTGGCGACAATCGGAACAGCGGGCACCTACATCAAAGTCACCATCGACGCCTACGGTCGCGTGGCCAGTGCGACGGGACTATCCGCTGCTGACTTGCCCGTCTACGTCGGCGACTCTGGATCTGGTGGCGTTCAAGGTGCAGTGCCAGCAGCGGCGTCGGGCGATGCGGCGAGTGGCAAGTTTCTTAAAGCCAACGGGTCTTGGGAAGCGCCACCAAGCGGATCTCCGACCGGGGCTGCTGGAGGCGACCTAGCCGGGACCTATCCTAACCCGTCGATCAAACCCGCTTCGATCCACGACGCCATGGTCGTCGATGTCGCCTATTCTAAACTCACGGGTGCGCCGTCTAGTTTGCCCCCTAGCGGCTCTGCTGGTGGCGACCTTACTGGGACCTACCCTAGCCCGACTCTAGCGGCCACAGGGGTCACTGCGGGCCTCTACGGCGACAACGACAAGACGCTGACGATGACGGTCGACGCCAAGGGTCGACTAACCGCACTGGTCGAAAACGCTATAGCGATCCTTGCTTCCCAGGTCACAGACTTCACCACATCGTCGCAGACCATTGCTGATGCCCGTATCACGCTACAAAAAGCACTCGCCAACGGTCTAGCTAGCCTGGACGGGGCCGGAAAGCTGCCAGCCGCTCAGCTTCCTTTTGGCTCGCAGCAATACCTCGGCGCTTGGTCAGCAGCCACCAACACGCCGACGATCGTCGACGGGACGGGCACAGCCGGACAAAGCTACCGCGTATCAGTCGCGGGCACTCGGGACCTTGGCAGCGGGTCCATCGTCTTTGGCGTTGGTGACGAGGTCATCTACTCGGGTAGCGTCTGGCAATTGATCGGCAGGGCCGACGCGGTTGCTTCAGTCAACAGCAAGATTGGTGTCGTTGTTCTTACCAGCGACGACGTTGGCGAGGGCGGGACCAATCTTTATTTTGAAGACACCAGGGCACAAGATGCTGTGGGCACGTCGACCCTTGACTCGTCGACTATTGCTTTCAGCTACGCCAGCCATCAACTGTCGGCAGCGATCAAGGCTCTGTCGATCACGACGGGCTTGATCGTCGACCTTAACGTGACCGACGCCAAGATTGCAGGAATGGCCTACTCGAAGCTAACAGGTGCGCCTAGTTCTTTGCCTCCGTCTGGTGCGGCAAGCGGCGACCTAACCGGGACCTATCCAAGCCCAACTTTGGTAGCGACAGGAGTGGCGGCAGGAAGCTACGGCGACCTAGAGTATGGCACTAGCCTGACGGTCGACGCCAAGGGCAGACTGACGGCGGCGTCGTCTTCGTACCGGATGCAAAAGCAGACTTACACTAACGAGACGATCACGATCCCTGACAACTATACTTGGCTCAAAGCCAACACCCAATTTCTTGGGACCACATCAGTAACTCTTGTTGGGTCTTCCCGACTAAAAATTATTTAACGGAGACTAAAGCGATGGCTGACATCACACTGCAAACAGAAACCGCACCGACCACGCCTGCTAGTGGCAACGTAGTGGTCTTTGCCGACTCGACAACCAAGGCCCTAAAGTCTAAAAACGATGCCGGTGTCGTCACCGACTACACTGCGCCGGGCAACGCCATCAGCTCACTTACGGGCGACGGCAACGCGTCGGGTCCAGGTGCGGCTGCCTTGACGTTAGCTGATATGGCGGTCACGGCTAAACTTCTGACTGGCTACGTCGCTGGATCTGGAACGGTCACAGCTACTGACTCGATCATAGCTGCTATTCAAAAGATCGCAGGCAAGACTCAATCGGCTTGGTTTGGCAACGGCGTCGACGGCATCCAGACGATTACGTCGGACTTCACTCTTGTACGCGACATGT